TTTAGAAATAAAATGTTGAAGATATTGATTTACTCGAAGTCCATCAGCTGCAGGATGCTGTATAGCTAATGTTCGACTTCCAGTTACACCACCTAATACAAAACGTGAAACTTCATCATCTGAATCTGAAGCTTGAAATGCCCAAGCTATAAAATGGGCACCATTGGTTGGAGTTAAACTTAAACTTCCAGAATGTACAACTTTACCATGAATATAATCAGCTGCTCTTTGACATTCAATATGATATGTTGTAGTAGTATTAGATGCAGTATTAAAATGAGATTCAATAGTTGTTTCTGGACTACCTTCTGGAAATTGTGTATGAAAATATCTTATGTTCCAAAAATCTCCGTCATATAATGGCATCCAATCAGTTGATGCAGTCATTGGTGTCGCGGTGCCTTTTGCACGACCATGTACGTATACTATACGTCCCCATTGTCCGCTACCTGAATATGAACCTGTATGTTGAATTGCAATATGAGCTTCTGGAAGAGTTGAACCATGATTAGAAGCTAATAACATACTTTGTGTTAAAGCTGGCTTAAATCTCCATTGTCTTGTTTGAGGTGTAATCTCTCCTCTTGGCAATCCCCATTTATCTCCGATAGAAGATGATACCTTTGTACAAGGTATATCTATTTGTGAACCTGAATGAAATTGCAATGCATATGAAAATCTATCTTCAATTAATAATGGAGATTCGCCTC